TAATAATGGTGATGTTACTCTATGTGCTACTAAGATTCTATCTTGTGCGTATTCTGCAACATACTTTGTTTTATCATGCAGATTATCAGTTTGTATAGTTTCTATTGTAGGTTTTCTTTCAGGATCGTCATTGAATGTAATAATAAATCTACCAGCATTTCTTGTGCCTGTAAACTTAGCTTCTATCAAATCCTCAATTGTATCTCTTTCTTCAGGAGCTGGAATACCATTGTTCATATTCAACATTACTAATGGTAAGAAACCATTCTCAATATTGTTTAAATGTAAGTTAGATAATTCAGCTTCTACAAAAGATAATTGTAAAGCAGGAATCCAATCAGGAAGGGAATAATAATATTTGCCTGGTGAATAATTCTTTATCCAAAGTATTTCCGTTTTATCTCTAGAAGTACCAAAGGCTGCTACCTTCTTTTTATTTCTTTGTGCCTTATGGTCAGTCCAATCAGTACAATAAAAATAGTTTTCTATTTTTGGATTCTCACCTAATTTCTCAGCTCTAAAGTTTTGTACTGGAGAATGAAACATCTTTATAATCTTTTCATGCTTATCATCCCAATATACTTGGAATGCAGCATTACCATATAATTTTAAATCAAATGCTACACGCTTTATTTCTTCTTGAGGAATTATCTTACCTAATGTTTGTTCAAAGGCTTTATTTTTTGTGTAAATACCTTTACCATATATTAAGTCAGCTATCCCTTCTACACATGCTGCGTTTGTTGTAGAGTTGTTATAAGCATCAGTTACATTCTGAAAGAAATCATCAGGTCCTATAATACCAACAGGCACCCATTGATAGCGGGTTTTTGTATCTTCAGTTATTACAGGGATGTCTTGTTGTGCCATATTTACAACACTTAAATTTTGATTCAATTTCATATTATTCTAAAATTATATATTCGTTGTTACTTACATTACTAATATAAACATCTTCCAAAGGAATCTGATTTACATAGTTAGGTTTGTTAACAGATTGAGATGTAAATACACTAACACTACCATGCCATATTGAGCAAGTAGTATCATTTATAAATGCTCTCCATTGTGTACCAACACTAGCTGATACGAAAAGAGGAACTTGCGAAGCTGTAAAGGATAACTTAGATTCATATGCATCATATGTGTAATTTGATAATGATGCAGTATAGTTTTCTAAAGTTGTCATATCTTGCAAATACAATTTAAGGTTTGCAGAACCCGTAGGTTGTACGCGGAATGTCCATATGTTACTTCCTGATGAGTAGTATGTTAGCATTATCTCGTCTTTAGTTTATTATTTAACAATTTTAGAATGTATTATAGTAATGGACATAAAAAAAGGGTAACACCTGTGCTACCCTTTTAATTATTTCTTTTCTATACTAGTCGTTAGTGTTTCCTACAATAGTTGGTTGATTAGCCATAGCTCCAAATGGGTTACCAAATGTTGAGCCTGATACGAATGGTGCTGGGAATGGTTCTAATCCAGTGAATGTTACTGAATAACCATAAAGGTCACCCAATGCCGCTCCTGTTTGGATAGTTCCACCAGTTACATCTGCACCCTCTCTTTGTCCTACCAATAGAGTATCTCCATTCATAGTGTGTACAAAGATTTGAGGTCTACCATAAGCCATCAACTTCAATTGAGTTGTCATCTCATTAGTTAATTTTTTCAAGTTTAGGACTAATTCTTGTGAGAAGAAAGTAGTACCATTATCTCTTGATGAGTTAACTGTTTCAGTATAGCTAGAATTTCCTTTAAGTTGGTATTGATAAACTGTTAATCCAGTAGGTAAAGATTCTATCAAAGCATCACTATTCGCCTGAGAAGACGTTGCTAATGAGCCAGAAGTATAGTTTACAAAGTAAACTGAATCTAAACCGCCGATTGAATCTTTACAAGGTTCATTTCTACCGATTGTTAAATTACAAGCCATGTTTTTAGTTTTTTAAGTTAATTTTTTGTTTTAATACATTTAAGAATGAGGGAGGGAATTACACCCTCCCATTATTCATTCAATATATTAATAGTTCTTATGGATTGCGATGTCACTTCCGATACCATATTGTGTACCAGCTGTGTATCTCATAATGATTCTGTAGTTTTGAGAACCATCTAAGTTAGCCATATCTAATACTCTTACTTCATTGTAGTCACTCAATAAACCTGTACCGAAGTATAAGTTTGATTTTTGTGCTGCTACTACTGCTGAAGCTGCTAAACCAGGACAATGAGCTAAGTCAATACCATTGAAGTTCAATGGTTTTGCACCTACAGTCATTTTACTGTCAAAGCCGTTTGCTGCTAATGCTGATTGAGCACCTGCGTTTGTTACGTTTACACCAGATAAAGCTTGTTGATAAGCCTTAACAACGTTAGTTGGGATGTAAATCATCACATCTTCTTTTCCATAAACAGTTGTTGGAATAGCATCTACTACATTTTGTAATGCTGCCAATACGTTTGCAGAAGTGATAGAACCTGATTGAGAAGAAGTTACAGGAGCGTTTGTTCCACCTGCTACAACTGAAGAAGATAAAGCGGTATAGATACCACCAAATTGTCCGTTAGTTGCGTTAACACCTCTCCAAATAGATTCTTCAGTAGCTTGTGCTACTTTTCCACCTACATAAGAGATTAAGAAATCGTTGAAGTCTTTAGGGATTTCATCAAATGCGCTATAGCCCAATTGAAGTGCCTGCCAGCTATCTACGAATTCTTGCTTACATAATTCAAGGTTAACTTGAAGTTCTTTTGGTTCTAAGATTCTCTCAGTAAGAGCTACAGTACCAGAAGTTGTAAAATTACATGATGCATCGTTAATTATTGAATCAACTGCAATTGATTGGATAACACTCTTAAACTTCACATTCGGCATGATTGTGATGTATTGGTTGTCCAATGTTTTAGCTGATAATAAAGCCGCTGCAATGTATTTTCCTGCGAATTCACCAGCGTAAGTTGTTGTAACTGCTGGTTGTGCAAAATTTTGTTGTTTTTTCATTGCTAAATGATTTTAATTATTTATTTATATAGTTTAGATAAAAAAGTATTTTGTGGATTAGCACTTATACCATTCTTTCCTAATTTTATATTTGATTTTTGTGCATTTTCATCAATTGGTGCACCATCCAATTTTGGAAGTTCTTCATCTTCATCTTCATCAGGTTCTACCGCTGCCATCTTTTCATCAGCTTTGTAACCAGGATCACCAGGTAAAGGTTCAGTTTTAACTTCATCAGCTTTTCCACCTTCTTCCTTAACATCTTGCATTGATTGCATTTTCTTCTCTAATTCTTCAATTCTATATTGAAGTTTAGTTACCATAGATGCCATATCTTCAGGTATTGGATTAGCTGTTTCTTCAGTATCAATTTCCTCGTCATCGCCCATGTCATCACCTGCGATAGATTCCATTTTAACTTCTTCTTCTTTTGGAGCTTCTAACTCCACGTTTTCTCTTTCAGTAATTACACCATCTTTGGTAATTACTTTGATTCTTACTTCGTTCCCTTCAGAATCTTTAAGAACTACTTCGTGCTCACCGTCTGGTGCTGCAGTCTTAGTTCCATCTTCAGATACAACTTCTACTGATTCGCCTACATCAAATGTTGGAGATTCTAAGATTGTACCATCTGCTAATTTTGCGTATGTAAATTCTACTTCTTCCTTAACCAATGCTAAGGTAGTTAGAATCTTCTTTAATACTTCTGTTGCGTTCATAGTTTTTGTATTTAGTTATTTAACAATTATATATAAAAATATAGTAATTTTTTTATCTTATTGGAATAAAGTTTCCACTTGCGGTAAATGTATGTAATGTATAGTAAGAACCAGATATTAATCCAGTTTCTATTTGTCCACCTGTTGCTCTAGAAGTACCAGCGTAACGGATTTGTATTTTACCACTACCACCAGCTCCACCAAAGTTACCAACACCTCTAGCGCCTCCACCACCACCACCTCTATTAGCCGGCGCTGCTGAACCAGAATTTGGTGGGTTTGTTGTTCCACCGGCACCTCCAAATATAGTTACATTATCTCCAGAATTAGTTGGTCCACCCCAAGAGTTTCCTCCACCACAAACACCTATTGGAGTAAATGATAAGTCATATTTACCTATTCCACCAATACCTGGTGTTGTAGGATTAGCGAAACCATTACTACCACTATTAGCAGCACCTCCTCCGCCACCAGCTTCGGAGAAGCTAGGGTCAGCTGAACCACCACCAAATCCTTGCGTTTGCGATGAACTTACATAATAGTTTTGATTTACAAAACCTGGTGATTGGAATCCACCACCACCTGCGTTTGATGCTCCACCACCTGAACCACCATCTACTGAAAATCCAGCACCACCACCTTTAGCCAATATTAATACTTGTCCATTTGATGTATCAGTAATGTATGAATTACTTCCAGAAAGAGATGCTGTAATTTGATTTACAGCAGGTTGTCCAGCTCCTACAGTTACTGCGTATGTTTTACCAATTTCATAGTAAGTGTATGGATTGTATGAATATCCACCAGCGCCACCGCCACCACCTTCGTCAGTACCACCAGAACCACCACCAGCAATTACTAATGTGTCAGTTCTCCATTGATATTCCTGTTCTTCTGGGTTTGGTTTTGGTTCGTATATATAAGAGAATGAACCTGTATTTTTAATTAAATGCCAAGTTACTCCGTTAGAGAATGTTGTTATTGTTCCAGTAGGTACATTTAATTTATCTGAACCTGAGTAAGCAAGTATAACTGCTCCACCCATTCCATTACCCCCAACTAAAGAAGATGATGCATATGCACCACCGCCACCACCGCCTAAAGCAGTAGCGTTATTTCCATTTCCAGCTTGAGAACCAAATCCACCTGAACCAGTCCAAGTAAATGAAGATGAATGAAAATAAATTGTTGGAGCTATTGAACCAGTTCCTGCACTAGGTCCATTCCATCTTCCTCCACCACCACCTAAATTAAATCCTCCATTTGAACTTAAGTTTCCAGCAATACCACTTCCAGTAATACCACCACCACCACCAGCGTTTTCATCTGTAGCTCCTACACCTCCAGCTAATTCTGCTTTACTTGCTAAAAGAATATCTCCATAATATAATCCAGCACCACCACTATCACCACCACTTTGATTGTAATTAGGTCCGCTAGGATTAAATTGACCTCCTTCACCACCTCCGGCAATCATTGAACCAGTACCATTTTCTTTTAATGGGCCTAACCATACTTTAACTAATGTTTCAGTACCATTTTGTCCAACTTTTGTGCCAGCGTTAGAACCTGTACCACCTGTACCTATTGAAAGGATATCATAAGATACATTTGGAATTAATAAGAAATCTTTTTGTAAGAATCCACCAGCTCCACCACCGCCACCAGCTACATTGTAACCAGCACCAGGGTTTGTAGAACCGCCACCGGCTCCACCTCCACCACCTAAAACAATAATAGATACATCAAATGATGGAATCTTATTAATCCATGCAGATGCAGTTATATTATATGAAGATGTGTAAGCAGATTCAGTATATGATATAATACTACCAGAATCATATCTCATAGAAGATGTTCCAGCAGGAGTTATATCTAATGATGTAGTTGGGTAAGTACGAACTTGATATATTGGGTATGTACCACTTTCAGTTATATCGTTTTGAAAATTAAATGCGTAATTAGTTTGTAATGTATCTACTTTAGATGCTGTTAAACCATTAGATAATAAACTTACATTTTGGTCTATTACAGTTGTATCAACATTAACATCTTTAATTATATTAAATTGAGTTGGTACAGTATACATTGAATAACTATCAGCGTTTGAACCTGTACTTAATACATTCAATCTTGCATTCCAAATATTACCTTTATTCATTATCACACTTGCTGTAATATTATAAGGATTATTATTTGATGCAGTAAATGATGCTGATATTGTTTGTAAGCCAGGTGTAGTTTGATTAAGTATCAATGATGAAGTTGATATTCCAGCATTAGGAATAATAATACTCATCGTTGTTGAACCAGTTGCATCGTTTAATACACTTGCTGAAAGCGAAGATGTAATGTTTAATGCATATTGGTTATTAAATGAATTTATTGTAGAACCAGTTACTTGTGGTAACGCTACTAATGATTCATTTCTATTTTTTACAATATTAAATGAAGCAGTAAATCCGTTCACATTTCCTGTATCAGTAGATGGAGATTCATTTATTGCTTTCCAATTAATTATTGGGTTGTATATATTTCCTTTTGTATGAAATATTCTTCCATCAGTATAGAATCTAAAAAATTCAGATGCTGAATATTCATTTAATATTACACTACCTGTATAGCTTGGATTATTAAAAATATCCAATGCTGATGCACTTATAGCTGCAAAGTAATATTGATTTACTGATACTGGGTCATAAGTTATACCTGATGTAAGTAAACTCATTGTAGTTGAACCTGTTATAGGCCAATTACTACCAGTCATACTAGCTGTTACTGGAAACTGAGCATCAGTTGTAAAATCTCCACTATTATCATTAGATACCTGAATACAGTTTGAATTAGGTGCATTAATGCTCATTGTAGCAAATCCTAATTCACCTAAATCAGTACTATCAGAAGCACTAGCGAATGATGCAAAAGTCCAATTAATAGGAGGTCTTACATCCTCATTCTTCTTCTCTTGTTGAAGTGGTGAGTTTATATTAAGGTTGTAATTTAGCATTACTTTATTTTATTTATTATCTTAAAGCCACTACATTGTTTGCAGTAGATGATGCACTAACAGCAGTAAATATACCAGGTAAAAATCCTGATGCTGATACTAATGTTAAAACTGAACCATCCCATGTCTTAGCTACTAATGTACCAGTGTTTCCAACATATAATCCACCTGCTACAAATCCAAATTGAGGATTCTCAGAAGATGCTGATGCAAATGCTGAACCAGAAGTAAATGTTACGGCTGCACCACCTACGAATTGTGGGTTAGTTATATACGAATTTTGAGTTTCTAATTTCATATTATTTGTTTATTTTATTATTTAACAATTATGTATTGAGATGTATTGATTAATAAGTAAATGTATT